CATGTTCTACATATCTTCATTTGAATTCACAACTCATCATGATTTCTGTGAGACATGCTAATAAGTTTACTTCTTGGTCAGGAACAATAGGGATACTGTTCATATACTTTGCAATAATTAAAACTGCCTCAGGTATAGAGGATGGTTTTAATACACCATACAAACTATCATAGATCTTACGCATGACCATGGTAGGATCATTGTCCATATGTTGTACTACCCAGTTCTTTACTGTAGTAAACTCTTTCTTTTTAAGAGATCCTAGTAAAGTATCTAGGTTAACATCAGCAACATCAACAAGAATTGCAGATGTAATAGAACCTGTAGCAGCATAGCGTTGACATTCATTTATAAGTCTTCGCCAATCTGGATAATATCTTTTGATAAGTTTTGCCAAAACTTTATCATCATACTCAACCTTTTCTTTAGTGAGTATACTTCTCAACCTTACAAAGAACTCTCCTTGTAATTGTGTTGATTGCTCAGGTTTGATTCTAAAATCAACAACTGTACATCTAGAATGTAATGGTTCAATAATCTTATTGATAAAATTACATGTGAATATAAAACGACAGTTGTTATGAAACTCTTCTACAGCAGTTCTCAATGATAGTTGTACATCATTAGTGGTGTTATCTGCTTCGTCAATGATAACAACTTTATGTGATGCACCTGATGTCAATGATACAGTTGTAGCAAACTGTCTTACACGATTTCTAACTGTGTCCAGAAAACGACCTTCGTCAGATCCATTGATGACAATGTATGATGCTCCTATCTCTTCGCACATTGCCTTAGCAATAGTGGTCTTACCCACTCCTGCTGTGCCACTCAATAGCAAGTTAGGTAGTTCTCCTTGTTCAACAAAACCTTGGAAGACATTACGTGTTGTATCTGGTAGGATACAATCTTTGACTTTGTTAGGTCGATACTTCTCAACCCAAAGGAACTCTTTGCTCATTATGTAAAAGTAAATTGAAAGAAAATGTCAATCTCATATTAGCACTGGTTGTCAAGTCAACGCAATGCTTCAAATATGGTGGGAATAAGATTACATCCCCATCATGTAAATTTGGTTGTAAACTATCAGCAAAGTATTCTTGAAAGTCTCCACTGTTATATGGAAACTGATGAACTCTGTTGTTAGAATCTGGACGGAAAAACGTTGTAGGTGTAGCACCTTTATTATAATAGATACCACACCAGTACGGTGTTTTTTCCATACAACCTGTCAAGTGTGTATGTGGTTCTTGCCCCTGATTCTCATGATATACATTATACCAGAAATTATTAACAACAAACTTATCTGGTATACCATTCGACATAAAAAGTTTTTTAATTTGTTCAGATAAATCTTTTATCAAATTATCTCTGACATCAGGAGATACTAATCTATCGTTGTCAGTAATAAAAGGATATGTAGAATTGACAGATGTTGTCCATCCTTTAGGACGACTATCTATTCTTCCCTGTCTTGCAATGTCAGAAAAGTCATAGGTTTCATGCTTATCAAATCTAAAAGTAAATATAGGAACATAAAAAATTTTATGTAATATCATGCGGGTTCAAGGGCAATGTAATATTTGAGATCTGCATCTTGACTTGTCCACTCAGAGATCAAGTGTTGAGATACTTTGACAACATAGTCACTTGGTAGAACACGAATGTTCTCAATCTTAAGGTCAAGAGAAAAGGTGCCAGTAGCAGTACCCTTGACAGAGAGATCGTAAGTATTACTGGTATCATTTTCTTTGTCTCTCAAAATTAATTTAATAATATCTGATCCTTCTTCTGAATAAAAAGTTAGATCAGGTAAACTATAAACTGCAGATGCTTTTTGGATATTAACTAGATCCTCAGCAGTAAGAGAGAATTGTATATCAGAACCAGGAAATTTTACATTCTTTTCTGGTGCACTCTTCAATGTAATCTCAGGATCAGAAAAATAATACTTTGCACATTGACGACCACCTTTGATGTTTACAAAATCCTTACTTGTAAACTCTAACTGTGGATCATTGAACAAAGATATACCCATCAAGAACTGACTCAAATCATAGATTGCAAAGTCAGTAGGAAATACTTCCTCACCTGTAAATTTTGCTAGAATGTTTTCTGCGTTAGATATGGTTCTAACTGTTGAACCTTGACGAAATACAATTGATGAATTGATAGTCGAAAAGTTTTTAAGAACGTCTAATGTTTTTTTAGATAGTGTTACTTTACTCATTTGTCATAATCTACTGAAAAGGTTGTAGGTGTGTTAGCGTTTAACTCTGCTGCTCTAGCAGACTTATCGCTGAAGTGTAGAAGGAGAACTGCGTAGTGAACTATTTTGAATAGATCTTTTCTTGCTGTTCCCTTTCTATCATACCTCGAAGCATATTTCAAAATGTTAGACCTACAGAATGCTTCAGCATCACCAACAGAATCAATGAGATCCAATGTTTGGATTCCATGTTTGCTGTAGTGTGCACCGTAGGTGCTAGAGATATACTCTGAGATCTGTTTCAAGATCTCTTGTTCATTGTATTTCAATTCTCACTCCAGACATGATCTATGTCACTATGATAGCATTGAAATTCATTTCCGTCAAGGTCAACAACATTTATTTTATGTGTTGCTGACCATTCACTGCCCCCATCCCCTATGATGCGAACACTCCTACCGTCTTTGAGACGGAGGATGTGTCCAAGATAACCATCAAACGGTTTGCTCATCTTTTACCTCGTTAGGAACTACATCTGCATCTATCTTATCATATAATTCTAAGAATGATTGCTTTGTTTCCTCATCAAAACGATTGGTGCAAACTTTGATTGCTTTCATACGATCATGCCAGATAGCAAATGCTCTAACGATGTGTACAAGTCTACGTGTTGAGATAACTTCATCAACACCACCATCGTTGAATGTTCTACGGATGATGTCTGCCCAGTTTGCGAGATGAGAACAGAACTCTTTGTCAAGAACAGCAAGTGATGTTGCTGCTTTCTCAAGAATCTTTGTCTCTGTAGCAACAGTAGGATACTCTTGCTCGAATGTCAAGGCAAATCTCTCAAGGAATGCTTCGTTCAATACGTTAGTACCGATGAATCTACCATCTTCAGAACCTTTACCCTTTGTATTTGCTGTAGCAAATATGTTGAAACCAGGACGACGCTCTACATAGCGACCTGTCTTCTTCAAGAATAAACCTTTACCTTCTAGAACAGATTGTAGACAAAGTATCTTGTTGGATGCTAGGTCAACTTCGTCAAGGAGAAGGATAGCACCTTTTTCAAGTGCTTCGATGACAGGACCGTTGTGCCATACTGTCTCACCGTTGACAAGTCTGAATCCACCGATAAGATCGTCTTCGTCTGTCTCGATAGTGATGTTGACTCTGATAAGTTCTCTCTTGAGAGCAGCACATGCTTGCTCTATACCAAGAGTCTTACCATTACCAGATAAACCTGTGATGAATGTAGGGTAGAAGATACCTGATTGAATAATCTTCTTGACATCAGGGAAGTTACCGAATGGAACAAAGTTAGGATCTTTGCTAGGAACTAAGTTCTCTGCAATAGCAGGAGATGCAGAAGGAGCATTGTAAGTGATCTCAAGTTTTTCTTGGATAGTTAGATCCCACTTACCAATACCTTGTTTGTACTGTTTAAGTCTTTTCTTTACTGTAGCGAGTGAACAATTAAAATGCTCTGACGCTTGGAATAAATTTTTTGTGTTAACTTCTGTACCGAAGTTTTCTGTCAAGTATGTAACAAAGTCTTCAGTTGTTACAGGGATAGGAGCGAATGGCATTTTAAAATTTGTTGTTGTTGTACTTAGTATAATGGATAGTTAGGGGTGTTGCCACCCCTAGTGGACAGTTTGTTAACTGACTTTACTTACGAATGCGTTAAGTAGTTTTTTGTTAACAGATTTGTTTGCAAGCATTTTTTTGAATGCTCTGGTGATGTCACCTTTTTTAGCATTGTCTTTTACAACGAACTCTGTGTCATTGTCAAGTGCTTTGTTGTTGATAGCATAGAGTTCAGTGAATCCTGCAGGACTCTTAATAACTGCAGACTTCTCTTTCTTCCACTGCTTTTGAATCTCAGCATAGTTGCACTCTGGTGAACCATAGTTAGAAACAAAATTCATAAGAGAACTACCTGATAAGATACGGAACCCAAGAACATTTACATCAGGGTTACGATCACGTAATTGCTTGAGGAAAATGTTGGTGGTCGTAGCATATGTGAACTGTTCGTATGTACGTCCAGTTGTGCGGTCACGTAATGCTACACCGTAGTCAATACGACGTGCACGGATTACAACCTCACCCTCACCTCTGTCATACTCAGCACCATAAGAACTGGTACATGCTTCGCCATCAGTTAGGATACAGACGTTTACTTTTTGTAAACTATTATCTTTCTTGAATGTAGGAAGAATGTGGTTGAGCATAAGGATTGACTCATTCAATGGAGTTCCAGATAAACCAAGACCTATTGTTGATGAGTATGAACCATATCTTCTGTGCTTAGATGCTTCACGAAATAGATTTAGACACATACGCTCATAGTCTTTACCATTAGAACGTGATGAAACAAAGTTCATTAAGTAGAACCATTTGTCAATATAGACCTTGTTTTTTTCTAGGTCATTCTCATCAACATCATAGTAAGAACGATAGTATGGAGTATCTTGTTCTATAGTAACATCATTGTCGATAGCACGTTGTGCTGCACCCCACTCATTTGTGAAAGCATATACTTCAAAAGGTATTTGTACTTTCTTACAGAATGAAGTTAGGTTGATCAATTGCTTTACAGTAGCAAGCAACTCATAGCACATTGAACCAGACCAATCAAGAACAAAGATCATGCCATGATTTTTACCATCAGGAATAACTGTAACTCTCTTGAATAGATCTTCGTTGTACTTGTATGTGTGAAGCATACCTGTGTTTAAAACACCTGTCTTAGCAGTAGAAGCACGTGCATATGCATCAGCAGATTTACGACACTCAAACTCTTTGACCATGTAGTTTACTTCTTTCTGAGATTGCTTACGAAACTTTCTGTAGTCTTCATCAACATCAGTAAAGTCGTCTCTATCATCTCTCTGAGAGTCAATCCAGTTATGAATTGTTTTCCAATCTACAACGTGCTTAGAAGTGTCAACATTCTCTGGTATCTCGACGTAAGTAGTTGGTTGACCGTGATCAGTAGAAGAAAGATTTTCTTGTGCTTCATTGAATGCTTGCTGTGTAGAAGAACTTTCAATACCACCTTCACTATC